TTGTATGTGTCCGTGTGTTTGAACAATCCCATATACGACAACATCACCGATGCGTTATACCATGAGATTTTATCCTGCTTTGAAATATGGTTTGCCTTGCGTCTCGCAGCCTCGATGTTTGATTTCCGGATGGTTGTCCGGTCATGGTGAAATTGAAATCCCATAAAATCAAGCATACGACCCTTTGTGACCTGCTTTCTGTTCTCGTCAAGCACTGGTTTCCCGTCTTTCATCACCGGATATTCAAATCTAAACACCTGCCAGTCACCTTTTATCTCAAGGTCAAGGTTTTCGTTCAGATACGTCTCGATTGCCCTGTGCATTTTATGCAGTTTCTTTTTGCTCTTACCCAGTATCACCATGTCATCCATGTATCGCATGTAATGTTCTGCATGGAGTTCCTCCTTGATGTAGTGGTCAAGTGCTTTCAAGTAAAAATTGCCGAACCATTGTGATGTAAAATATCCCAACGGAACGCCTTTTCGCATCTCCTCAATAATTTTTTTCAGTTCCTCGAACATCGCTCCGGCGATGCCGATTTCCCTCAAGACCTCCAACGCTCCGGAGATGTCGTCAAATGCTATGCATCCGACAAGCGTTTTCGTCTGTTCTGCATCAATCTCAACACCTGCATCCGTCAAAATCTTTGCAACGAGTGCTATTTTGTCATGTTCAATCAGTATGCAGAGTAATCTATAAAACCGTTTATCCCGAATTACTGCTTTGAGTTTTCTCTTGAGGATTCTCCGGTTTATGGATTCAAAGAAATGGTGTACATCCATCTTGAGAACAAAGAACTTTTTCCCGTCGTATGAATCAAGCCATTTCCGCATGTACTTTTTCCCGTAATGAACGCCCCTGTCCGGTATGCTCCCGCAGGAAAATTCATACAATCCATTCATCACAATCGGTTTGAACTGACCTATTGCACAATGATGAATAACCTGCTCATATTTGTAATGCGGTTTCAATATACGGCGTGTTTTCTTGCTGCTGCTCTCGTTGATGATGCTCGGTTTGTGATAGTCCGGAATGAACAACTCCTCTGTCAACATCTTTTTCAAGAGTTCTGTGTGTTCATCGAGATTCTCTAATACCTCCCGCACATCATTCCTGTTCTTTTTCTTTTTGGATGCATTTATAAAACGCTGTTTTATGTAGTCGTCTTGCAACATTGGTTCATATAGGTTGTTGTAACTTCTCATATAGTATTTTCTTATCTCCTATCGGTTTTTGTGCGGATGCTTACTCAACCGACCCTATATCCGGAATGATTTTCGCCTTGTGGCGTGGGATATAGGCTGCATTTGATTAAACGCTCCGATATGAGAAGAAATTGGACGCACCGATGTTCCAGTTCGCATTGCCCGCAGAATTGTTCAAATTCAAGTAATCCGCACCGCAGTTCTCGCCATTGTTACAGTTACCGCCGACAAGGGCGACCGCAGGGAGCAGGAACACCGCCCGACACCGCACCCTATATCCCTATATTCATTTTTCTAAAAACGACCACACCGCCTAACGGCGGGAATAGCGGAGGCGTTCCCCCTCCGTTCCTCCCCCTGCTGCTTACGCAGCGATAGGCTGTTCTAAGAAAACGGACGCACCGAAGGTCCCGTCCCTGCCCGCAGAATCGTACAAACCCAAGAAATCCGCACCGCAGAACCCGCCAGAGCTACAGTCACCGCCGACAAGGGCGACCGCAGTAATTCCGGCATTCCACCAAAAATAGTCACATGTGTATGTGCTACTGCTGCCACCTATTGAATTGACAATGCGTCCGAATCTGCTTGACTTTGTTCCTTTCTGATAACCGTTGCCGGATGATGTGAATGTGATTCCGACCTTTTCAAAGTCCTTTCCTGTCAGATTGTACGGTGGTGTCATCTTTGCAAGGATTTCACCGCCTACCAGCAACAGACCGTTGATTCTATCCCAACGGTTGCCCCACGGTTTTTCCATGTAGAACACTTTGACCTCATGTGTTGTGTCGTTATATCCGAAAAACTGTCCTTTGTCCTTGAGTGTTCCGGTTGCAAGATGCCCGTAATTCTGTGATGCGTCGTTCACATATCCGGATGTCTGACCCTGTCCGAATGCAGTCTGTGAATTGTCTGTCTTTGACATAATCTTGAGCATACAATTCAACAGGTTTCGTTTGCTCCATGAGCCAATATTCCATCCCGCACCGTTTGCCTTTGCTCTTGCAATCTCTGTTGATGCGTTTGTGTTATACATAAGTGCCTGTCCTGCAAGTGAGCGGATGCGTGTTCCATCATACGAACCGCCAAACATCGGGAAATAGAGTTTGTCCGCATGTGAACCGTCCTCTCTGACATATGCGTCATCGTTGTATGATTCATCGTACTGGACGTTTGAAATAATCATGTACTCATAGTTTCCGACTTCAAACTGTGAGAGCCAAATCTTGCCCTTGTCACCGCTGCCATCGAATACACTCATTGCATTTCCTCCGTATGCCGTGTTTGAGACATCGGATGCCGTTTTTCCGTCCGCTTTCTTTGTGTGGTCGTTCGGGTCGAGTTTATAATCTTCTGTACCGTCATATTTGACCATTGCCGGATAATTGTTCTTTACAAAAAAGACGTTTCCCCAGTCTCCAAAATCGAACCGTCCGGCAGAATAATTCATCGCAGCGGGTGTCATTCCCACCGCATCGAAAAGATATGTGCATCGTGTCGCCGGATTGCTGTCATTTTTGTTGATTTTCATTCCGTAACGCTTTACACCCTTTATTCTTACATCTTCCCCGACTGCTGCCAGTATAGCGTTTGTATTCGCATATGTGCGGTCGAGTGTGTCTTTGTCTGCTACTTTTACAATCAAGTCTCCACTTGCCATTTTTTACGCCTCCCTTATCGTCAAAATTCCATCCTCAACCGTGAGGACACATGATTTCTTTGTGACGGTGTCAACCATAGTGTTGAGACCGTTCACAATGCCTTGACACGCTTTTGCTGCTGCACTTGCTGTCGACGCTGCATTGTTTGCCGTTGTTGCTGCACCGTTTGCACTGTTCGTCGCCTCTGTCATGTTCTTACTGAAATTGTTCACGGTGTTCATATATCCCTGTGTCAATGTCAGTATTTCCTCATAACGGGCATTGTTGACGATAATCGGCAGGTCAAAGAATTTCTTTTTACCATCTCCCTGTCTGATTTGATAATGACCGGATGCATCAAGTTCAACTCCGATTTCTCTTTCCTTGAGAATCAGAGTGTCCTCAACCGCTTTCCAGTCTGCCGTTGTTCCGGTGCATGGTCTGATTGCTGCCATTGTTCAACCTCCTTTGCTCCGTGATTATGGAATATATCACACAATCACTCCTTTGTGTTCGTTTCGCCGTCTGTTTCCAGTATCGTGGAATTATACTGCTAATTGTCGGGAGGTCGGCGTTCCTCCGTCAAAATCAACACCCTCATTCGCATTTCTGACCTGTGGTGTTGCTCCATCAATGAAAATCGGTGTCACTGTTCGCAGATACGGTGTTTCGCCGTCACAATCAAGATACATACTCGAATATAAAGCCTCGGCACGGTTGAAATAGTCCTGCACACTCTCAAGGATTTTCTCTGCTGATGCAAGCAGTGAATTTTGAATCGTGTCATCAATATCCTTTTTGTCCTGCTCGACCTGTTTCTTTGCCTCTGCAACTGCTGTCTGCATCTGTGACACATCCTGTCGAATCTGCGTCGCCGTGTTCAATGTCGCCTCAAGTTGCTCTTGATTCTGCAATGCATCCTCTGCCCGCTCTGTAACCTCTTTGCAGGCTGTTGTCGCCTTTTTGGATGCATCTGTTGCCTCATTCGTATTCTTGACCGCCTGTGAGGTGTCCTGCTGCCTCTGCTGCTCCTGTTGGATGCGGATGTTCTCATTTTCCTGTCGCTTATTTTCTGCCGTCACCCTTGCCTGTTCCGCTTTCACTCTCGCATTCTCTGCGGTCACTCTTGCGGATTCCGCTTTCTTGACTGCTGCATCTGTGTCATCAATATTCTTGATGTGTCCTGCAATCCGGTTCTCAAGGTCTGTGAACTCATTCGCTGACAAGATAGCATTTTCATTCCTCTGTGACGGTTCAATCTCCATTGTGAATGATGCGGATGTGATAACCTGTGAATCATCGCTTGTCCGGATTTCAATGTCGCAATACGCCGTTCCGGAGGCTGCAAGTGCTTGATTCGTCAATTCGACTGTCACATCCGAACCGGAATATGAACATGTGTTATACACATGCTTTCCGTCCGGCTTTGTGATGTTGATGACCGCTCTCGCACCCGTCGGGATTGTGTACGGTTCACCGTTGTTGAGCAGTCTTGCGACAATGAATCGTGTTGCCTTGTCTCCCTGCTTTGCAGATACTAAATATCTTTTAGTGTCTCCGGACATTTCAAGATTGATGTTCGTTGTCAGTTTCGTCAATGCTGCCATGCTCTCACCTCCTCTCGGTGTTTACTTCTTATTCCTCCGGATTCTCCGGTTCATCCTGCTCCGGCTGCTCCTCGTCCGGTTCTGTTTTCAGAACTCTCTTTGCTGCTTTCTTTGCCTTTTCAAGTTCCTCGTTTTTTTCTGCCATCATTGTATTTGTTGAGTTTATGAGTTCAATCTTTGCCTCACTCCTTACCTCTGCCAGTACGGAGGACAAAACTCCGTCCATGATGCACGGAGGCAATGCATGTCTTTTCTGTATCGTTTCCATAGCGTTGAGGATTTCTCCTTTTGCACATTCAATTCTTACTGCAAGCGGTGTATTCATGATTATTCCTCCTTTGCTGCCTGTGTCGCTGTTTGTGCTGCAAGCAGCATGTCAAGTTTCTTGTCGATACTCTGCAAGAGTTCTGTGTTTGTCTCCTCTGCTGATTCCCTCGTCACAACCTCTGCTGTTTCGTTTGGTCTTGAGTTGTCGGTAGCATCTTCCGGAATTTTATACTCCGGTTCTGCTGCTCGTTTGACTTCCTCTGTCTGAATATTTTCGTCATTCATCTGCATTTCTTTTCCTCCTGTTTTATCCATTGCTCCATGTTCCGGACACTAATATTCCTCTTTTGAACTCAAGCGTCGCCGTTGACCACTTTGTCAGTTTCCCGTCGCTGCCTACTTCTAAAGGTTGTTTGAATGTTAGCGTTCCACTTATTGAGCCATCCTCAAAACTTACATTCCTTAATGTGAAGAAATGCATGTTGATGTCTGCCCCTGCATGTAGCATGTTCGCCTCGTAATTTCCACACTGCTGTGTGCAGTACGACCATTTCATCGTGTACACATCTGCATTCTGCGATTCTTTATTTGACCATGACATATACGCAGTGTTGTGCTCAATATCAAAAACAAGTCCTCTCTGACTGTCGTTGTCTTTCATCGTGTTCGTTCCGATTTTTCCGACATAATATCCGTCACGATAGAAATGAGTTCCGTTGTAGTCAAATCGTGTTCTTTTTTGGTTATCCGTAATCGTTCCGGTGTACATTGTGATTGCGGTCGAATCAAACTGCATGTACGAACTGCCTTTATTAAATGCAATTCGGACATTGTATGCGTTCTGTGTGATTAGTGTTCCGAAATCATCGCTGTTCACTTTTTTGTTGACCTCGGAGGTTATTTCCTCCGCAGTCACTTGAATCTTTGCATCCGCATACAATGAATACAGTCCTAATACCTCAATATCCGTGATATACACGGGTGCGTTCTGTGTGTATGCGTAAATGTAAATATATTTCGTTCCCTCTGATACCGTGATTTCACGTTCAATCGTCGTGAACTCTTTGCTCTTTAACATTCCGGAGGATGTCGTTGAATAACTTCCCAACGCCCCCACCTGCACCCTTGCCGTGCTTTCGTACCCTGCTGCTGTTGCTGCCTTATATCTCACACGATATGTTCCCGCAGGTATTTTCCCTAAATTCTGCCGTATATAGGAACTGCTTGAGGATGTTTTCAGTATTTTTGCAACCGTACCCAAACCGGACACATCCATCACGGAGTTGTTTGTCTCGTCATTGTTGTACCAATTATCATCAAACCCGTTTGAAAAATCTCCGTTCACAACATAGTTGTGCATCGAATTTTCCTCCACATGTTTGACCTCTTGTGAGATTTCATCCTTTGTCGCTTTTATCAACGAATCCATCTCGACCGACGTATAATAATTTTTCAGTTTATAGGAAACGCCCTCCTCAATAGCCTCTTTTGATGCCGTGATTTTGGTTTCTATTTCCTCCGTGGTCGAATAACTCTCAAGGACTTTCTTTGTCGCCCTGTTTGAGATGGAGACCGCCTCCTCCGTGGCTGCTGCCGTCTCCTCTTTCTGAATCTCTGCGAATGTCTTTCTCGCATTGGAAATCTCAACCGTGTTCTTTTCCGGCGATTCCGGATATTCTGTGATTTTGACAATCCTCTGCTTTTCCCTCGTCCTCGTTTTCTTTGACACAAGTGTGACCGTGTCTCCGATTCCGTATGAGAGAATGTCTTTGTATTCCTCTGACGCTTTCGCAAGGTCGACCACCTCTGCGGTGTATGCCTTGTACGGTCTTGACATTTCCTCAATCTTTGCTGTCGCATCCTCAATCAGACTTGTGGTATTGGTATATCTTTCGTCTTTCCAAACATACGCCTTGATTTTGGAACTGTACTGAAAATTGTCGATGTAATCTTTTCCGGTCAACCATTCCGGCGTGATGCCGTCCTTGCCTATCGGATAGATTCTTGTATAAAAATCATAGGTGTCGGATTTCAAAGATATTTTCCGGAGGTTCAATCCCTCCATGAAATAACACCCTCTGTCACTTCCTATCCTGTCATAAATGTCGATTGTCTTTGTCAGTGAGCGAATGATGCACTCACAACGGTATGTCGTGAGGCACTTTTGCAGGACATCCCATGCCGTGACACTTTCCTGCTCGTCAATGGTTCTTTTCTTTGTGACTGTGCATGTTCCGACATGCCACCCCGTACCCTCGAACGCAAACTCAAGACACGCTTTGATTGTCTGTTCATCCGATTCAAACCCATACGGGAACGCCGTTCCCTCCAATTCCTCCACGTTGAGGACGGCGGTGTATTTGTTGAACTGTTCCCCTTTTTCGACTGCTTTGAGAACAAATTCGTCCGTTTTAGTGCGTATATAATATTCTTCTTTGAGCAGGTCAACCAACGCTCCCGATGCAGGATAGTCAAACGTCAATTCCTTATCTCCGGAATCCAGTGTCGTGGTGATTGCCCTATCCTTGAATCCGGACAGTGTTCCGATTCTTTTCTTTTTATCATCAAAAATCTGCAACGCTCTCACCTCCTAAATCCACATCGGAGTATATCTGACCGTCACTCTTGCCTTTGTGTTGGAGAATATGAGTGCCGTTTCTCCTGCCTTTAATACCGGAAATTCCCACAAATCCACCTTGTCAAATGCGTTCTCCCCGTCTATCGTCACAAGTCCGGTTTTTGCATCTATCACAACCGTTTTTCCTGCTGCAAGGCTCTCAACAATGATGTCCTCTCCCAGTCCGGTGATTGTGTAATTCGTCAAGGTGCTTTTTGCATATACCTCCACAACGCACGGAGTGTCTCTTGTACCCACTTTATAGAACGATGCGGAGGTTTTCCCGTCGAATGTGATTGAGAGGTCGTCATCGACGAAAAAGCCGTCAAATTCCACGTTTACGACGTACCTCTGTTTCACATTCTTTTTCTCATAGTCATTTGATGTGATGAACCCGATATATGTTCCTTTGTAGCCGTCAAGTTCCAACCTGCACGGCTTTGTGAAATTCATCATAAATTCTGATGCAGAACGGATGATGCTGTTCCTGTCCTTGCCCTTGAAATAGATTGACAGTTTCAAATGACCCATCTGAACATCTGTCTCAAGTTCTGTCGGGAGTGTTGCTCCCGACAACCATTCATAATTATTCATGATTGAGGGAGGCTGCACATCGGCGGTCAACTGTTTTGCGTTGTACGCTCTGATGTCTGTTCCGTTTATCTTCATCGCCTTGTTTTACCTCCCTTTCCTTTTGTCTGTGACCATCTGTGCATCAACCCTTGACACGGTTCTGCTTGCAACCTCGTCTCCGTCGATGTATGTGTGATTCGTCACATACACAATATTTGATTTTTGAACTGCATCCAGTTTCTTGTCGAGGATGTTGTTCAATTTGTTATAAAATTCTGCAAGTGGCAAGATTGCCTCGTCGCCTGCCTCGCCTCCTACCATGAGGCTGCTGCCGTTGATTCCGAACACAGTCGGATTTGTCATGATACCGCCGGATTTATACCACTGAATCGAGAATGACGGGAGTGAACCCTTTCCTCCGATTCCGTATGGTGCTTTCCCTCCGCTCACGCTAATATGAGGCAGGTTCAAGTGTGGCAATGACCATTTGAAATTGAACGCCGATTTGATTCTTGACAACGCACCTGTCACCGCTCCGTGTGCGGATTCCATCTTTGAGGAGAATGATGATTTGATACTCTCCATCGCAGACGATGCGGTCGATTTCGCACTCGCTAATTTGCTTGAGAATGCCGATTTGATGCTGTCAAGTTTTCCACCTGTCAGAGTGTTCGCCGTACCCATGAGAGAGTTCATTGTGTCTTTTATGCCCGTAAACGTAGCAGACACAATTCCCTTGATTCCCCCGCCTTTTTCACTGTATGCGGATTTCATGTGGTCGAGTTTTGTTGACACATTGGACTTTGCTGTTTCCATGAGGGAGGTCGCTTTGTCCTTTATATTCGTGAAATCAGTCGACCATTTTGATTTTATCTCCGAAACTTTTGAGGAGAATCCGGATTTGATTTCCGTCAATTTATTCGTTGCATTATTTTTCCATTCCGTCATTTTTGTCGTGACGGTGGTTTTCATATTCTCCCAACCTTTCGAGACATTGGACTTGATGTCTGAAACCTTTGTCGAAAAATTTGACTTGATTTCATTCAGTTTGTTCGATGCGTTGGTTTTCCATTCCGTCATTTTTGTCGTGACGGTAGTTTTCATATTTTCCCAACCATCGGAAACCTTTGTTTTGATTTCCGATGTCTTTTCAGAGAATTTTGATTTGATTTCAGAGAGTTTTCCTCCGGACAAATTATCAACGAATGTGAATCCTGCTGAATAATATCCTTTGATTCCCTCCCATCCGGCAGCGACAACGCCCTTGATACCTCCTCCGTTTTCTTCATAGGCGGTTTTCATGTTCCCCAGTTTTTCCTTTGCCGTTTCGGTCGCTGCCGACATGACATTATGAACTGTGTCCTTTACGCCGTTGAATACTTTCGAGGCTGCTTGTCCTATGGTGCTGTTTTTTATGCTGTCACCGATTTCCTTGACCTTATTTGTGACCGCCTCTTTCGCTTTCGTGAATGCTCCCGTGATGCTCTCTTTGATTGCATTGAATTTTTCTTTGATATGCGACCATAATTTTGTTACGGCTTCTTTTGCCTTATCCCAGTTTTTAATCAACAGAACTATTGCTGCGATAATTGCTGCGATAATTGCCACAACTCCGACCGTTTGCAGAACTTTCAACGCTACTCCGAACGCTGTCGTTGCTGCGGTCGCCGTGGTCGTTGCTGCCGTGTGTGCTGTTGTCGCTACTGTTCCGGCTGCTGTGGCTGCGGTCGATGCCGTATCTGCTGCGGTCGTTGCTGCCGTGGCTGCTGTCTTTGCCGTAATCTTTGCGATTATCTTTGCAGCTCCGGACACAAATTTCTGTCCGGTCGTTACCGTGTCAGAGATTCCCTTTGCCACTTTTCCGAATCCGATTGACAACGGACCGATAGCAGCGACCACAAGACCGACTTTGAGGATGGTTTCTTGCTGTGCCGGAGATAGTGACGTGAACCATTTTGTCAACTCTTGAATCTTTCCGGTCAATTTTTCAATCATAGGTGCTGCGGATGTCTGTGCTGTGGATGCCAGTGTCGACAACGCCAGTTTTGCGTTGTTCATTGCAACCTTTGCATTATCAATCGGGTCGAGAGTTCCGTTGTAGGTGTCCTCGACCGTCGTTCCGTATTCCTTCATTGATGACGACAGACTGGTGAGGTCGATTCGATTCTCACGAATCGCCTTTGTCATTTCTGCTGCACCTTTCTTTCCAAACAGTTCCGTTGCAATCTGCATCGCCTCGGTCTCTGTTTTTGCGTTCTTGATGCTGCCGATGGTCTCTGACAACGCCTCGTCCATTGATTTTCCCTCTGCTGTGGCGTTCTGTAATGCCTTTTTAAGACCCGCCATTGCTTGAGTTGAATCAACACCGTTTGCATCGAATTGAGCCATCAAATTGATTGCTTGAGGCAATGACAGACCCATTTCTTTGAACGCTGCGTTGTTATCAAGTACATTTGATTCAAGCGTGTCAACGGAGATTCCGGTTTCCTGTGCCTTTGCCGTGAGCAATCCTAACAGGTTTCCCGTCTGTGATGCATCCACGTTCCACGCTTTCATGATTTTGTCGACTTGGTCAACTGACTGTGTGACGTTTGTTCCATTGATTGTTGCAAACTGTATGAACTGTTTTGAGGTCTTTTCAAGTTCCGTTCCTGTTGTATGGAATCTTGTGTTGACTTCTCCGATTGCCTCGCCTACCGTCGACATATCCTCCGGCATTGTGCCGAAAACATTATCCGCAGACTTTGTCAATCCCTCAAGTGCCTCTCCGGTTGCTCCGGTCTTTGTCACTATGGTGTCATATCCCTCGTCGAGTTCTTTGAACGCTGCAATAGATGATGAAAAGATGAAAGCAATTCAGGAAGAGACAACCGACATGCACCGATGCCCGCAATTCCGGCAGAGACAACCGACATTTTCTTTCCGAAACTTTCCATCTTTGTTCCCGCCGTATCGCAAGCAGTCGCAAATTTTTCAAGTTTATTGTCTTTTAACTGTTCATTAACATTTTTCAGTTCTGCCTCCATATTCATGAGGGCAGTCTTTGACTTTTCTGTCTTTACTGTCTGATTTGCAAGAGCCGTCTCTGTTTTCCCGATTGCTGTTTCATTTGCCTTGTACTCCTGTTCGAGTTTGTCTAATTCCTCTTTTAAGGCTTTTGACTGCTCGGAGTTCTTCCCCGTCTCCTCTGTCGACTTTGCATAGGCTTCTTTCGCAGCGTCAATCTTTCCCTTGAGTTCCTCCTGCTTTGTTTTCTGTTCTGACAGTTTCTTTGTCAACTTTTCCTGCTGCTCACTATTTAACTGCACAATGCCTTTCTGCACCGTGATTTTTTGAGTGAGCGATTCGGCTTTTGCCTTGAGGCTGTCTGTTTCCGAACCGAACAACTTTGCTTTCGTTGCTGCCGTCGTATATTCCGCAGACAGGACTTTCATTTGTGCTGCTGCCGATTTCATTTGTGACTGGTAATCACTTGAATTTGCAGAAATTTTGACGCTTGTATAAGCCATTCGGTCGCCTCCTCTCTTACTGATTTTCGTTGATTGTGTCTAATTCAAAACGCAAGTATTCCAACAACGTGACAATGTTTTCTTTCATGCACTGACTGTATGAGTTTTTCAAAAGCCGAATCGCAATTTTTACAACACGGTCGACAATCTCCCCGCAGACTTTCCATTGATTTTCCTCCGGTTCTTCCGGCTCGTCCTCATACCCGTTTTCACGGTCGTATTCGTCAAATGCGGACTTTTCTTTCTCCACCTGTTCAACCTCGACAATGTTCAATAGTTTCTCTGCAATTATGTTCTGCATCACAAAATGAACCGTCTTGATTGCCGTTAGAAAATCAATCACATCAATCTCCCCGATTTCCGCAAGCGTCAATTCATTTCCGAATAACTCCTGCACTATCTTTGTGTTGAAAAACATCACTCCGGAAATCTTTTCCGTGCTGTTTTTCTCCATGAGACTGATATATTTTTTGTACTGCTCCACTGTTATGGAGTTGATAAAATATCTTTTCCCTCTGCAAGTGACCTCTATTTCCGGTATCACTTGCCACTCTGAAAATTTTTCTCTATCTTCTCCATGCGTTTGGTGAGGTCGTCGGCGATTCCCATGTCAATGAACTGGAACTCAAGAATCAATCCTGCTGCATCAAGTCCAGTCTCCGGATTCTTTAATTCCTCAATGGTGAACTGGTCTCCGTATGCCTTGCAGATAAAAAGACCCATCGCCTCGATGTCCTGTTTTGAATATCTCTGTTTTGCGTCGACAACCTCTGCAAGTTCAAGATATTCCGTGTATGTGTCGATTGACATTTTCGGCATTGTAAACTCTTTATTATTGACTATTATTTTTCTTTTCATGATTTATCCTCCTGTTATATATCCTCTTTTTTAGCCTAAACCGCCGTTTTTCTCCTGTACTTTGCTGAACCAATTCTTGATTGCCTCTGCTGCCTTTGTATCTTCTGTCACAAGATTTGATTCATCAACAGAAATCTCATATGCATTGTCAAGACTTCTCTCATAGAATGAACCCTTGACACTCTTTGTTGTCGGAGACAGTTTTCCCTCTTTTGTGCTTGCCTCCTCGCTGATTCCCTCTGCAAACTTTCCGGCGTACAACCATTTGAAATCATACTTTCCGTTGAGTTTTCTTTCTCTCCATCCGACAGCGACCTCCGGTGCTTTGTCATCTGCCGTCTTTACGAGGAAACCATTTTCGTACAACTGACCGAAAAGAATCTGTCTGTCCTGTGGTGCAAGGGCGTTGACCTCAAGTTCGATTTCAGTTCCCTCATAGGAATTGATGACCTCCTCTGTTCCGTCGTCGGAGTAGATTTTCTCTGAACTCCATTTTTCATCAACTTTCGCCTTGATTGCTCTTGCCAGTTTTATGGGTGTACCTGCCACATACCCTGTTGCATCATTCTGTGTAAGTTTTGCGATGTAAAAATCTCTACAACCGCATGTTCTACTTCTGACAATCTTCTGTTCTGTCTCGCTAACCTGTGTTACTGTTTCGCTCATGTCTATTCCTCCATTTCATAAAACTTTGAAAACCTTTGTGCTTTCATATAGATTCCGTCCTCCGGCTTGGAATCGTCTCCGTTCCTGCCATCAAACGAAAAATCATTTTCTTTCATGAGTGACTTGATTTCCCTTGCCAGTTCAACCTCGTCATTTTCTGAAAATATAGTGACCTGCAATGACAGCGTCACTCCCTCTGCATCGTCGTCCGAAAAATTCTCGTCATTTTCTCCCAAATCCCACAATGTCACATGTCTGTCATGGATGTCTTTGTCATACCATCCTTGCATCACAGTGATTCCTCTGTCTGATATAGGTTTCAATGCGTCGGATGCATCTTTGATGATGTCCGGACTGCTGCTCATGCTCTCACCTCATTTCAATGTGTTGTCTAAATAGGATTGATATTCCTGTTCTGCGATTTTTTGCAGTTCCGCATCTGCCTCACGCCCTGTTGCGTAAATAAATTCTTGAGGCGGTTGATAGATAGTTCCCCAGTTTATGAATTTCACATAAAAGTGTTCGCTATTGTCCGACTTTTCCCATCCGACATCCGCTGTTGCTCCTGTGTCTTTCATTTTGACTGCTCCCATCGGTATGCTGTCCGCTGCATGTGATGTCACGGATGACTTTGAACCGAAACCTCTACCGGATAATTTGATGTCTGCCGATTTCGGAATCTTGCCGGACATGATGTTTTTCACGACTGGTTCGCTTTGCTTTACAATCTTTTGATTGACCTCTTTTATGTCCTCGTCGCTTGCTGCGTCCTCAAATGCTTTCATGAGTTCTTTCAAGCCTTGAAATTCCATTTCGATTTTCACTGCATCACCTCCGGTGTCAGATTATGACACTATGCTCCCGCTCTACATTTCAACTGATATTTCCTGTCGTCTGTGAACATCGGACACGCATCATATATCTTGAACTCAACGCCTTTATATACTGCGTAGAACTCTTTCAGATTCAATCTGATTTCCTCCATCTTGTCGCAGGCTCTCGTTTCAAACATGATTGTGTTCTCAAGACCTATCTGCAACGCATTGTATTTTTCATTTGTTCCCAAACTCTTGACATCGCACCAACATGAGAAAAACTCCTTTTCCTCCTGCTGTCGTCTACCGTCAACAACACTTGTTGTCTTGCGAATTATCTTGATTCTGCCTGTCATTCTGCTGCACCTCCGTATATTTCTTTCAATAGCATGGAGGAAACGGCAGCGGATAGCGTTTTTGTGTCGCTCCGGTACTTGTCACGGTTGTCGTACAGTTCTTTCACGGACATAAATGCAAGCAGTTTTTGACGGCTTGTGAGGTTGTTCCGGTCGAAATTCGGAATCAGTTCCGTCATTTCATCCAGTGTCGTGTCAAGCATCAATTCAAGGATTTCGATGTCGTCATCGTAGTCGATGTGACAATATGTCTTGCATGTAGCAATCAGACCGCCTCTGTACTTCTCTTTTTCTTCATCCGTCATGTTCTCACCTGCTTTCAATAGCAGGACGGATTCACCGCCCTGCTGCCATATTACCCGTTGATAACTTCTGTAATCTGACCCTTGATGACTGCTCCCTTGTCAACAGGCTGCACATCGAAACGGTCACGCACCTTGATTCCGGTCATGTCCTTATCCCATAAACCCGCACCCTTGTCATTGAGGTCGATTGTGAGAACATTTCTGTCAAAGAGTGTGACTGCCTCTTTTAAGTCACCGCAGAAAATAGGATGCTTGTACCCGTCGACTGTGTGACCATCGGTGTTCATAATCTTCTCGGATGCAAGAGTTTTCTTTGATAATTTGATGATAGGATATTCACCGAAAAGCATCTTTCCCTTTGTCTGCTGTGTCGGGTCTTTCTGTAAAATATAGTTGCCGTCTTTATCCTTTAACTTGTCAAGGTAGTTGAAACCGCTCTGATTTGTGATAACAACTGCATTGTCAGCGATTGCAGGGTCTAACTGCTCATTGAAAATGTCCTTGAGACTGTCAAGGTTCTCGACTGTGACCTCTTTTCCCTTTGTCATCTCATTGAGTACCTTGAGAATCATTGCGTTACGGGTTGCCTTTGTCTTTTTCGCAATCCATTTATTGATGTATGCCATGATGTTGGATGCTGTGTCCTCAAGTAACTCTGCTGTCATCTTGAGGATTCCACCCTTTTTCTTTACCTTGTACTCAATCGGTAAAAATTCCGGTTCGTCCATCTCCGGAAAATCCGCAGCCTCGTCAACATTGTCAAATGGTGTCGATTCTGCATCAACCTCAATGTTTCGTGTTCCTGTCTTAGTTGTTACGCCCTCGACATTGACATACTGTTCAAGGTTGTCGGATGAACGACGCAACTCAATGATGTCTGTTCTGATGTCCTCCGGAATTGTCACACCGATTCCGACCTCTCCCTCACTTCCTGCGGTTGTGTCGGATGTGAGTGCATCCTTGTACACTTTGATGTCTGCCTCGTCTGCCTCTTTGTGCAGGAATCCGGCTTTGACAATGTTGACAAATGATTTCACGATATTCTTTTTGTCCGGTTTGGCATCCCCGCCGACCTGCTTTGCAGTTCCGTTGTTGACTTTGTTCTCGATGTCATCCTGCTCGTCCTCGTCCAAATCATAGAGGAGGTCAAATCTGTTCTGTAACTCCTTGAGTTCCTCCTTTGCTGCCTTTGCCTTGTCGAGTTTTCCGTCGTTCACAAGGCTCTTGACCTCGTTTTTCTTGTCGTTAATCTGCTTGAGTAACTTCTGTAATTCCTTATTCATGTTTTTTCCTCGCTTTCTTAAATTCCATAAAGGTATAAATCTTTGAGAATCTCCTGCTTTTCTGCCTCGATTCTCTGTTTTTCTGCCTCTGTTGCTGCATTGTTCCGGTTTTCAAGTTCTGCAATCACTGCATCGACGATGTCCTTAGTGTCGATTCCCTTGAGTGTCTCCGGAATATTGTTGTATTTCTCGAAAAAGTCGGATGCACATGCTGCAACTGCTGCCTTTTCCTCGATTTCAACATTGAAATACTGCTGCATCTTCTTACTGTCGAACCATGTCTCATTGCTCATGAGAGATTGAATTTTGTCTCTTGTGACACCCTCCTGCACATGTTCCATGTAGACATCAAGAATTGAATCCTCGCAGAGATTCAACTGCTTTATTACTGCCTTGAAATCGTCTGCGTTTCCGTATGCCATGCATAACGGTTTGTGAATCATCGCTTGAGCACCTGTTGCAAAATGTAGTTCGTCACACGCAAACATGATGACTGATGCAATGGATGCAGCCATTCCGTCAACATATCCGACTTTGTGTCCGTCGTATCGCTTTAACTGGTTGTAGATTGCCAGTCCTGCAAATACGTCTCCTCCTCCGGAATTGAAATAGATGTCAATGTCCTCATATCCATCTAACTGGTCGAGGAAATCTGCAATGTCCTGCGGGCATCTGTCCTCCTCGTACCACATGGATTCCCATGTCGCCGATACAATGTCGCCGTAGAAATACAAGGAACATCTGCTCTGCTCCTCGTCCTGCTCTAAATCCAAATAGCCGACATTTTCAACTTTCCCGCTGCGTTTATTTTTCTTTGTAAAATCAAAACGTCTTTTTTTTGGCATGATTATTCACCTCCCTCCTGTTCATCCTCGTCCTCTGCCGTGTCGGTTTCGTCCGGTTCTGTTTCTGTGTCCGGCTGCTCTGTGTCCGGCTCTGTTTCCTCCTCCGGTTGCTCCGGTTCATCGGTGTTCTCCTGCTCGGATTCACCTTTCAAATATGCTGCACCCGCCATCGTCAACGGTACGATGCTACCGTTCGCAAGTAGGACATCGCCTCCCTCCGCATCTTCCATGTCGAGTTTACGTCTCGCCTCATTCGGTTTGATAATCATTCCACCGACACCATTTTTCAAATACTCCATCTGTGTTTTTGAATCGGTGCGGAACAGTACCTTTTCGTTGAATTTGTAATAATATCCGTCGTCTGATTCTTCATCCGACAGCATCTTATAATTGATTTCTTCCTCATACTGCTTGATGATGAACAGTTCTGTGTCGACGTAGAATGATAATTGCTGCATTTCGCTGTTACTGTACGACGATTTTGAATAGTCGTTGATTTGATTCGGTTTTACTCCGAACGCTCCTGCGATTTGCAATGCATTATATTTTTTCAATTCAAAGAACTGTGAATCGGTCAGTTTGATGTCGAGAGGTGTGAGTTTCATTCCCAACGGAACAGGCAGAATTTTTCCTGTGTTCTTTGCCCCGCTGCCGAACTCCTCAAACGATTTGACAAGTGCCTCTTTTGCCTTTTCGTTCAACTCTCCTGTGTATTCGAGTGTCGCTTTTGCTGTCAGACCGCTCTCGTACAAATTATTCATGAACGCCTGTGATTCGGATGCACCTGCAACCGTATCTCTCAATATCTGCTGCACTGGTAGTCCTGTGATGCCGTTAAAACTGAATGATGTTTTGAAATGCATCACCTCGTCTGTGCTGAATACATATTGACGACCGGATGTCGGGTCTGTGTAGACATACCACAAACGCCCAACTCCTGCGAATATGCCCGCATCGTCAACGACTATCTGCACACAATTTGACTGCATGACCCACAAATCAACGATTTTTATTTCACCGCCGAATTTCTTTCGGTCAAACTTCTTTCTCATATACACATAGCCATTTCCGTAATGGTTGCGGTTGATTTCAACCGTGTTCCAAAATGTTGTTGGTGTCATGAACGGATTCGGTCTTTTTGAGAGCAGTTTTGATGTATCTGTCACCTCTGCCTCAATGATTCCTTTGTCCGTTTTCTGATAATATTTGATAGGCATTTTTGCAAGGGTTTCTGACAGCATCTTGAGACATGTGAAATATGTGACCTCTGATGTCGGTTTTCCTTTTCTTTTCAGTCCTATCCGCTCAAGGAATGACGGTGAGTTCAGTGTCACAACGCCTCCGCTGTCCTGTGGTTCACCTCTCCACCAATTTGAAATTTTTGCTCCTAGTCTTTGAAACGGATTCATTTATTTCTCACCGCCTTTCTTCATGTATTTTTCAAATTGCTCAAGCCATTCATTGACAGTTTCGTTCACATCCGGTCGATACTCCTCTTTCATTGCGTGTTTCCATGCGTCGATGATAGCGTCAATCGGGTCGATTCGTTCTGTCGTGATGTCTTTGTCAATCTTTATTTCACCATAATTGTTCGAGATGGTCTTTGCATTTGCAATCGACCAAACAAGCAGGCTGTCAACTGGAACAGCTATCTTGTTTCCCTCTTTGCCGACTTCCATTCCCTCGATTTCCACATTGCCCGCAAGAATCTCAAGTCTGAAATCAACTGTCGCATCGTTCAACTCTTTTCAACTCTTTTGCTGTCTGTGTGACAGAGATTGAATCGAATCCCATCGCCTCAAGGTCTGACAGGAACGCCGATGCATTGTGCGGGTCGTAACAAATCAACTGCGGTTTGAGGTTGTATTCCCTCACTAAATCCTCAAGATATTTGATGATGTATTTATAATCTGTTTTGATTCCTCCTAGCGTTTCCGTTACCGTCACAAGACCTTTTTCAATCCATACGTCATACGGTACTTTGTCGGTCTTGATATGTTCATCCACTCTTGAGGACGGGATGAACGAATGTGTGTGAACAAAATATTTTTTCGTGTCCTCCACCATAAACGGAATCACGATTGCGATTGAGGTCAAATCTCCTCCGGATGACAAGTCAACTCCGACATAGCATTTTGACCCTCTGAAATCCTTGAGTGATTTCAGAACGGCACACGCTTTCCATGCTGCAATATCCTTGATATACAGTGAATTTGACCACTGCATCCACATGTTGAGCTGCTTGACAAGGAAATCTCTCAAGTCCTCACCGCCCATGTCCCGGGCAGTGTGTGCAATCGGTATCAGATTTTCAAGTGCATCCCTGTCAAATTCAAGAATCGGGTTTGCTTTTATCCAATTCTCCGGCGTGTATCTGTCATCGTGTTCGTCCATCTGTGCGATATACACAAATTGACTGTCATTCTCGAAAACGCCCTTGAGTAGATTGCAGCAATACTCATATAACTTGTAACACGGCGACTTGAGGTCGAATCCTGCTGTCGTGATGACCGAAATCAACGCCGACTTGAGTTTCTTGATGCCGCCCTCAAGCAGCTTGTACATCTGATTTGTTTTGTGTGCGTGATACTCGTCGACGATTCCCAAATATGCACGATGTCCGTCAAGTGACTTTGTATCACCGGACAACGCTTTGATTTCTGAATGTGTCAACAGACAATCAATCGTGTGGTTGTGGTCATGCACCTTGAACCATTCTGACAAATCCTCGTCAGAGTTGATGAATTTTGCAACCTCGTCAAAAACAATGTTCGCTTGGTCTTGCTTTGTAGCCGTACAAAAGATTTTTCCGTACTTGTACCCGTCAAAATTGCCGTAATAACACGCAAGAATACCATTGATGAACGATTTTCCGTTCTGCCTGCCTAATTGCACATAGGATGTTCTGAAACGTCTGTATGACTTTTCCTTTGTTCTCCATCCATTGAGCGACCCCAAAATGAAACACTGGAACGGATATGCCGTCACATGCTCATTTTCCTCACCCTCTGCAATGGTCAACTCCTCTGCAAAATTGATTATTTCCTCCGACTTTTCAACGTCGAAATAGTATTTGTACGGTGCTGCTTTTGATTTTTCGATGTCGTCAAGATGCCTCTGACATGCAAGACGGACATATTCTCCGGCTGTTATCTTGCCCGATACAACATCAAGGGCGTATTGTGTGCAGCGGTCTTGTGTTTCTCCTGCTTTTGCCATGCCTTAATTTGCATATTTTGCAAATTTATTCTCCGGCTTTTGCTGTTGTGGTTTCGGTACAACCAAACGACAACGGGAGGAAACTGTCAGTCCGAAATCTGATGCCCCCTGTCTGCACTGTTTCATGCAGCGGTCTTGAATTATCATGAGGCGTTCTCTTTCTCCGTTCACGACCTGCCTTGTACCGACCTGCACACGTTCTTTTTCGCCTGTGTCCGGATTTTCCCTCGTCTCATAGACTGGAACATCCTCCATCAATGGAGTTTCTCTGATTTGTTCCGTGATTTCGATGTACTGTGTTTGTGCAATGAGTAATCTTGCCAATGCGTCGCAATCAAGGTTTGAAATCAGTTTGATTTCGAGTAATTCTTTCGCAATCTTCCGGAATTGTTTCTTTTGTTCCGGTGTCAAATATGACGGAGGTCTCACTTTGTCGCATGGTGCTGTGACCTCGGCGTTTTTCCGTGCCTCAATTTCTGCTTTTGTGAGGTGTTTTCGCCCGTTCATTACAACCAAATCTGTGGGTTGTCTCTGTCCTGCCATGATGCAACAAACCTCCTTTCCGTCAGCATTTCAGTATTTTGTGTCACATTCTGACACCTCTTTCGGATATACCTTTCTACTGAAATTCCCGTGGGGAGTTTTCTCCAAGGAAAAGAGGGGGTGCGACTAAAAACGAATCGCACAAAACTTTTTTATATCCCCCTGCCTCTCGAAAGTGGTACTCAATCAGTGACCTCAATTGTTTTTGTGTTGCTCTCATACTTGCTTTGCTCTGCTTATATAAAGCAGTGATTGTGTTGTGTGTCTTATGGTTGAGAGGTATGAGGTTGAACGGATTCAAACGCTGTTCCCAGTCGTCCTCAAGTTCAATGATATGGTGAACCGGATTGCATGTGAGCAACTCATGCTCGACATATAATGCGTATATATCTACGTTGTCATAGACCTCAATGATACGCTCTCGCATTGCCCGCCATTCCTTTGATACATAGAACTCTGCTGCTCTCTCGTCTCGCCGTGTGTTGTTATATATCATGTGTCTCGACTGCTGCCGTTGCTCACATTCCTCGCACATCTTCATTGACTGCGGAATCAACTTCCCACACCTGCATGATTTCAATAGCATCTGTGTTCTCCTCTCTTGCTGTGTTCTCCTGCTGTGTTATCCACAAGAGGCGGGCAGTTATGCACATGACTGTGTATATCCCACCCGCATATAACAGGAGGGCAAACAGGCAAGAAAAAAGCGACTGCATATCTGCAATCGCTCGTCTCAACTGTTCACGCTAACATATTATCACGTTTATTTTGTCTTTTGTTCACCCACTTTTTACCCCTGTTTTCACCCTCATTTCACCCTGTTTTCACTCCGTTTTTATCATTTTCAATCGCTTTTGCACCGAATAACTTGATTGACAACCGCTGAATCATCACCCTGCACCACTTTTTCGGTGAGTTGCGTCCGCATCCTGTCTCCCTCACTATATCCTCGTATGACATGCCCTTTATATAGACCGCCTCAAGAGCGTCGTATTTATACCCCTCACCTGCTGCCTCTGCATCTTCCTTGAGCGATGCAAGAGCCTTTTTCAAATGTTCAAACAGAATGACCGTCTCTGCACGGCACTCTCTGACCGATTGCAGGAATGCCTTTTCCGCCGATATGTTGTATTTGCCTATATCCGGCACTTGAGAGGTCTCTGATACCGCCTCATTGATATATCGTTCCATTTCACGATAATTCTCAAGATATAGCAAGGTTTTTTCAATGACCGTCTGCTCCTTTTCCTCTTTCATGCTTTTTCCTCGCTTTCTGCTTTCTTCTCATAGGCAGACCGTGCATTTTACGCCAGTTATTCGTGTTTTTGCGGTTTTCCGCATCTCTCAAACTGCTCATTTTCAAAATTGCCGTTTTTGCCTGTTG